CCCGAGGGGATCTGATGGAAGCCCCCCAAATCACGCAGCGTCTGCTCTCCCGCCTGCGGGTGCTCTACGGTGACAAGTTCTCCGCCCAATGGGCCGACGTATCGAAGGAGGAGCTTGCGTCGGCGTGGCACGCTGACGTCACCCTACGCTTCGGGGTCGAGCAGATCCGGCGCGCATTGGAGCACTTGACGACGAACAGCACCTTCCCGCCCACCCTGCCCGAGTTCGTCAGCCTCTGCAGGCAGTTCCGGCCGACTGCAGCGACCACCCTCTACTTGCCGGCGCCCGTGAGCCGGATGCCGCCGGAGATTGCTGATCAGCTCAAGGCATTCATCCATCACGTTCGCGGCGGAGATGACTGCCGCAAGTGGGCGCGCAAGATTGTCGCCAACCCCAAGAACTACCCCGGGCTGTCGCGCCAGTACGCGCTGGAAGCTCTGGGGGTCAGTGAGCAGGATGCCGTCCGCGGATGCGACAACTATGAGCTGATTGCCGCGGTGTCCGAGAGATGCCCCGTGGAGGCCGTTCATCCAGCCGACGAACGGTAGGCACGGGAGTGCGGGATCATGCTAACATTTGTTCTCGTACTGCATCACCACCCACTAGGAGCCTCACCATGACCTTCGCCGCCAACGTCTTCACCCCAGCCAACATCTTCTTCGATGCCGCGTGCAATCTCGCCGTCGTCGGATGCAATCCTGAAAACGCCGACATCGACAATCCCCGCGGCGACATCATCCGCGAAGTGTGGTTCATCGAAGCCGTTAACGCTCACGGCGATCGCCGCCTCTCGCAGTCGCTGGGGCAGGATGCCGCCGCTGCAGCCGAGAAGCTCGCCGCCGCCCTGACCGCTCGTGCCGCGGCCGGCAAGCTCCCGGTTCGCTTCGAGGATTGGGCGGAAGGCCGCGCCGTCTACGGTTCCGACGCCTACGTCGAGTACGGTCAAGCTGATGACCTCGCCCTCGAAGAGCTGGAAGGGCGTTACTGATCCACCACCGGGGGGGCAACACCCCCCATTCACCACCCACCCACTAGGAGCCTCACCATGCTGAACGTCAAGTACCTGCCCAACTACCTGAACACTGCCCCGTGTCCGATCTTCCATGACACCGATGTCACCACCTGCCTGCTCAACCTCTGGACGCGCAAAGAGAATTGCGCTACCTCAATGTGGCTCAAGCAGCAGGACGGCGAAGTCACGGGCGCCATCATCATCTCCACGCATGGCCACGACTTCGATCGCGTGGTCACGTTCCAAGGCGTAACCGGTAAGCATTCACTCCGCTTCTATGACGACGCTGATCTCGTGCGCGCCAACGTCCACCTCCGTGGGTTCATCGAGCAGAGCCTCGCGCATGATCGCGTCAACATCAAGCGTGCGGCGCGTCTCGCCGCAATCGTCGATCCGCAATTCGACCTCACCGCACTGGGAGCATAAATGCAATTCATCACGCAACGCCCGATCGCCCGCGCCACACTCGACAAGGTGGAGGCTCTGGAGGCGTACGGGTTCAAGGCGAAGAACGACAACTGGGGATGGGGAGGCTGGAGCACTGACGGTATGAGTGTCTGCCTCATCCTGCACGAGGATGACGTCATGGACGGCGCAGAATTCGGCTCGCTGATGGTCAACATCCTCACCCTGCAGGACAAGCAGAGTGACCGGCTGGGCTACCACGATCGCGTCGATATGCTGGAGGCGATGAAGCGTGGCAGCACAGCTTACGCCTTGATCGCGACGAAGGGCCGCGGCGAGAAGCTGGGCAAGATCTACGCGAGGCTGTACCAGATCACCGCAATCCTCACCACGGCACCGCACCATCACGACGCCATTCTGGAGCTCATGCAATGACCGACACCCAACAACACCGGGAACTGCTCGCGATGGTTGCCATGCACGCCATCATTGCGGGACGAAACGAAGACGGCATCATCTTGGCATCTGCCGTTGCGCGCGACGCCTACAAGGTCGCAGACGCGATGCTGATGCCGTGCTGGAACAAGGAGGAGAAATGAGCGCACTGCGATTCGATTCGGTGGCCATGCTGAAGGCTGTGGCTGCCCGCGTCGACACGATCAATGCCGCGATCATCGAGAAGGCGATCGACGACATCGAGCACTTGCGCGCCATCGTAGTCAAGCAGGCGCAGCAGATTGCGGATGCGGAAGGTGAAGAGCACTGCGATGAAGGCACGATGAAGCACTTCAATCGCTACATTGCTGGAGATCGCAAGTGACCTCACCGGATGTCACGCTGATGCTCAACGAGTTGAGTGAGCTCAGCCGGCGCTACCCGAGCCCCACGCTCGTGCGCGCATCGGCGCTCCTGCTCAAGCTCGACTCCCACCTCAACGTCGAGCGCAAGCTCAATGTCGCCCTGCGGGAGGCTGTCCCTCCACTCACCGATGGCGAGATCAAGCGCATCTTCATCCAGTGCGGCAGCACGCCGGAGACGTTCGCTCGCGCCATTGAGGCGAGGCATAAGCGATGACCGCGGAGCTGCAGGCGCGCGTGGCCATCCTCGCTCAACGCTCCGAGGCGCGGCGCCTCGCCAACCGTGAACGCTGGCCCGACTTTGCCCAATTCTGCGACGACTTCACCGCAGTGTTCGGCAAGCCGGCCGGCATCACCCTCCCCGATGGCAGCCATTACGGCAAGCCGCTACCCGCAGGAACGTGGGTGCGCTTGTCTGACCCCCCCAAACCCCTGCCCAAGAAAGGCGGCCGCAAATGAGCGTCAAACCGATCAGCATCCAGCAGTGCATCTGGGAGGCTGTCCAGCGGCTGGGTGGCTGGGTCAATGCCTATGAGGCTGCCGAGGAGGTCAACCGCGCCAATCCCGGCATGGGCTACGGCTACCAGCAGGCAGCTGACTCGATGCGCGCCCTCGTGGGTAGGAAGCTGCTGGAGAAGTACCCGGGCAACGGCAAGAGCCAGATGCGCTGGCGGATCCCGGCCGTGCATCCTGACCCCGTATGGCGCTCCCCACCCTCCGCCATTGGCACCCGCGCACCCCGCAAGCCGGATCCCCGCGGCTCGCGGCGCCATCGGGTAGCAACCCTAGTCGGTGCAGGCAAAATCGCGCTGGAGGACGTCTGGCCCTTCCCAGTGCCACTGCCATCGGGTAGGGAGAGCAAGATCAACGTGGTCGAGGATTGCGCCCACTGGGAGCGCGAGCACCGAGGCATCAATCACCAGCAGGCTGGAGACTGAAGCACATGAAGCCGATGATGGTGCAGGTCTACCTGCCAGAAGATCTCTACATCCACCTCTGGGAGGAGGCGAACGTGCGAAACGTCACCGTCTCCCACATTGCCGTGGAACACCTCCAAGCCTTGCGCGAGGAGGAAGCGGCAGACGCCCGATGGCGCCGCGTTGTCAGGCAAGCCCTGCTGGGAGCGCCTCATTCGCTTCAGGAGCCTCCAGAAGGTGCCAAGGGAGGGTAGGGTAGCTTGGAGCCTCCTGCGAGGCTTTGCGGGCCGTTCTGAGGGCTTTACGCAGGGACGTCAGCGCCCGCCCTTGCGGCTCCCCAGCCCGCCAGTAATGCTTCCGCACCGAGTCAGGGTGCAGTCCAGCTGCCCGGGCCGCGGCGGCGCAAGTCATGGGCCGTCCGTCTGGCCCTTCCTTGCCCACCAGCAGCAGGGCCATCGTCATGGCCGCTGACCGCGGCCGGCCAAAGGCGCTCACTTGCGGCCCTTCAGCACCTTGCCCGACACCCCGAGCGTGGCTTGGTAGGCGAGCGCAGCAACCCGCTGGGCAACCTTCTCATCATGCGTCCAGCCCTTGCGAACCATCGAGGTCGGGAGGAGCCCGCCCATCGAGGCGCCGCCACGCTTCGCGTTCGAGCCGGAGATGGTCAGTGACCCGTTGCCTTCAGTGGTGATCGAGTCGATCTTGATGAAGTAGGTCGGCACCGAGAACGAACCGGCAGTGAACCCTTCCATCCGCAGCAGATCACCTACCACCAGACTGCCAGCCGGCACTTCACGGGAACGGGAAAGGAACAGCGCAGCAGCCGTTCCACGCTTCGTCAGCACCTTGCGGGCGCCGTGGCACTTGAAGCAGACGCCGATCGAGTAGTGACCCGATCCACCGCAGCGCGGGCAAATGCGCGACTCAAACCCCGACACCGTCGAGATGGTCGAGACGTCAGGGGCAGGCGCAGCAACGGGAGCTGCCGGGGGCGCTACGGGCGCAACAACACCCACCACCTCACGGGTGACGTACACCTTCGACTCCGCATCGTGGCGGGCTTGGCAGCCGGAAGGCAGATACTGCGGTGCGTCGAGGCAGTAACCACCCGTGTTCAGGGCCGCATCCGAATCAGTGATGAACGACTCGCTCATGCAGGTGCTAGTGAACGCAGCACACAACACCGACTGCGCGTCACGCACCTCCACCGGCTCCAGCACGCCCGCATCCGAGTAGTTGCCGTTGATCTTGACACGGTACATCCGGCCCAAAACCTTGACCGTCTCACCGTTGGCAACGCGCGTCGAGGCATTCAGGCGCTCACGCTCCGCACTGTCAGCTGCAGTGTACGAATCCTTCAGGCAGCCAGCGTGCAGCATGATCCAGAGGATCCCGTCACCTTTCTTCTGGTAGTCACGGCGCAACGAGCAAGTGCCACGCACGCCGTCGCAACGGAAGGTGTTCGTCTGGTCGAAGGTCGATTCGGAGAGGGTCAGCACACGCATGGTCAGGCTCCTAGTGATTGAGTTACGATGTACAACGAAGCCAAATTATGCCCCACAACGTGGACAAAGTGTTGACCGTTCGTCGGCCAGCATCAATCCGACAGACGGTACTTGACAGATCACAAGTATGGTAGGCTCGCGGGCATGGGCGAGCAGGCGTCCCTCCAGATTGAAATGTGAAAATGGCAAAAGGCAACCCCCATCCGACTCCGCTCAAGAAGCGCGGCCCGGGTCGACCCATCGGCTCCAAGGATGTCCGCACGATGGGAATCCGAGAGGCTATCCAGAAGATGCTCGACGGCGTGCTCGCCATGAACCTCGACAAGTGGGTGGCGGAGACATACGAGCAGAAGGGCGCAGATGCAGCCATCAAGGCGGCCGCACAGTTCGTCGAGTTTGGCGTGCCTAAGCTGAACCGCTCCGAGATCAGCGGCCCAGAGGGTGGCGCCATCCCCATCAAGATCCGCTGGCAGGATGAAGATGCGTGATTCAGTGGAGCGCGAGATTGTCATCCCCTACACCCGTAGGGAAGCCTTCCTCGCCTTCCACGCCACAAAGCACCGCTGGGCCTGCCTCGTTGCCCATCGGCGCGCAGGCAAGACCGTCGCCCTCGTGAACCGGCTGATCAAGAAGAACCTGCAGGTCAATCGCCGCCATCCGCCCCCGCAGACAGCCTACATCGGCCCATTCCTCAATCAAGCAAAACGGGTGGCATGGGCCTACCTGCAGCACTTCGCCGCCCCCGTCACGGGCGTCGTCAACGTCGCAGATCACTCCATCGGGCTCATCAATGGCGGCCGCATCATGTTGCTGGGCGCCGACAACGCAGACTCCATCCGCGGCATCTACCTCGATGACGCTGTCCTCGACGAATTCGGGGATATGCGCCCCAGCGTCTGGTCATCCATCATCCGCCCCACCCTCTCCGACTATCGCGGCTCCGCCTGCTTCTCCGGCACGCCCCGCGGCCTCAACGACTTCTGGGCAACCCATCAGCGCAGCAAGCGGCACCCCGACGAATGGTATTCGGCTGTCCTGCGCGCCAGTGAGACGGGCATCCTCGACGCCGAGGAACTCCGCGACGCCCGCAGCACCATGACCGAGGATGAGTACCAGCGCGAGTACGAGTGCTCCTTCGAGGCCAGCCACGCAGGCAGCTACTACGGCAAGGAGATCCGCACCGCACGCGAGCAGGGGCGCATCGGCACCTTCCCGATCATCAATGAGATCCCCATCCACTTCGCCGCCGACATCGGCTTCACCGACTCCTGCGCGTGGTGGGCGTGGCAGGTGGTGGGAACCCGCATCCGCGTCGTCGCCTACTACGAGAACAGCGGGCAGGCCGCCCAGCACTACGTCGAGTGGCTGCACGCATGGCGCCAGCAGGGCCACACGATGGGCGAGGTCTGGCTGCCACACGATGCCAGAGCCTCCAGCTTCCAGACGGGACGCACGACCGTCGAGCAGTTCATCTCTGGCGGCATCAACCCACGCCTGACACCCAACGTCGACGTCCAGCACGGCATCGACGCAGCACGCATGATGTTCGCCTCGATGGACTTCAACGAGAGCTCGACGCACGACGGCATGGCAGCTCTGATCGCCTACCAGCGCGAGTACAACGACGAACGCAAGGTCTACAGCAACAAGCCGCGGCACGATTGGTCGAGTCATGGCAGTGACGCCTTCCGCTACATGGCGCTCGTGTGCCAGCCCGGGGAGATTGTGGCGCCGCCTCCTCCGATCGTCTACGCCAGACCATCCGACTCCTTCTCGTTGGATGAGCTCTGGGACACCGCACCAAACGCAGGACGGAGAATCTGATGGCCGAGCAGAACCAGACATTCGAGACGATTGACGACATCAAGGGCGAAGCCGATGAGGTGACGCGCTGGCACGTTGAGCTCGACGCAGCAACCCGGGAGCTGGAGAAGTTCACGCGGCAGTCCGAGCGCGTGGTCAAGCAGTACCGGGATGACCGGCAGGACAGCGGCGGCAATGGCCCTGACGACTCCGAATCGATCAAGACGAATATCTTCTGGTCGAACTGCCAAGTGCTGCAGTCGAGCCTCTACTCGCGCCCGCCCAAGGTGGACGTCAGTCGACGCTTCAAGGATTTCAACGATGACGTCGCGCGCGTAGGCGGCAGCATCCTCGAACGTCTGCTGAACACTGACCTTGAGACGGACGACTCCGACTTCGACGTCAGCATCCGGCAAGCAATTCAGGATTGGATCATCGTCGGCATGGGTCAGCTCTGGTATCGCTACGAGGTCGAGACGGAAACCTACGAGGTGCCTGCAGCGATCGACCCGATGACCGGGATGGAGATGGGTGAGCCCACCGTTGAGGAGCGCATCCTCGACGAAGACGCCATCAGCGACTACGTCTTCTGGAAGGACTTCCTCTGGTCACCGGCTCGCATCTGGCAGGAGGTGCGCTGGGTGGCGCGGCGCGTCTACATGAGCCGGGATCAGATGGTGAAGCGGTTCGGCGCCGTGGGCAAGCTCGTGCCACTGCATCAACCCAAGAGGCGTGCCGGCGCGCAGACGGGCATAGCGAAAAACGACACATGGTCACGGGCGGAGGTCTGGGAGCTCTGGGACAAGGAGTCGCGCGAGGTCTACTGGGTGGTGCAGGGCTTCGACAAGTTCCTCGATCGCAAGCCGGATCCCCTGAAGCTGGAGAACTTCTTCCCCTGCCCCAAGCCTGCATTGGCCAATGTCACCACGACCTCGACGGTGCCGCGGGCTGACTACATCATGGCGCAGGATCAGTACACCCAGCTCAACACGCTGGCGACGCGGATCAACTTCCTCGTGCGTGCGTGCAAGGTGGTCGGCGTCTACGACAAGCAGTCGGAGGGCGTGCAGCGGATGCTGCAGCAGGGCATCGAGAATCAGCTGATCCCCGTCGATCGCTGGGCGGCCTTCGCGGAGAAGGGCGGCCTGAAGGGCTCCATCGATTGGCTGCCAGTGCAGGCTGTGGCGGAGGTGATCAACAACCTGCGAGCGGACTATGCCGCGCAGAAGCAGGAGCTCTACGAGGTGCTGGGGATTGCCGACATCATGCGGGGTGCGAGCGTACCCGATGAGACGGCGACAGCGCAGTCGATCAAGGCGCAATTCGGGACTAGCCGCATCCAGTTCAAGCAGTACGAGCTGGGCGCCTTCGTCCGCGACAGTCAGCGCATCAAGGCGGAGATTATCTGTCGGCACTTCCAGCCCGAGACGATCGTCAAGCGCAGCAACATCATGAACACGCCCGACGTCGAGTTCGTCAAGGATGCAGTGGCGCTCCTGAAGAACCCTGACAGTGAAGCGTACCGGCTGCACATTGAGTCGGACAGCATGGCAGCAATGGATTGGGCGGCCGAGCGCGACAGCAAGGGTCAGTTCCTGACGGCGGTGTCTGGGTTCCTGCAGACGATGTCGCCGCTGGCGCAGGCAATGCCGCAGTCAGTGCCGTACCTGCTGAAGATGCTGCAGTTCGGCATGACGGGCTATCGTGTGGGCTCTGGCATCGAGTCAGTGCTCGACCAGATGATCACCGCGGCGAGCGCACCGCAGCAGCCGGCCCAGCCATCACCCGAGCAGATGGCGAAGGTGGAGGAGGCGAAGGCGACCGTGGCCCAGAAGAACTCCGACGCCGAGCTGAAGAAGGCGCAAGCGCAGAAGGTGATGGCGGAGATTCAGGCGATGACACCCAAGGTGATGAGTGAGGCGCAGCATAAGGGCGCGCAGGCGAATGCGGAGAATGCGTACGCGACGGCGGAGAAGATGCGCGCAGGCATTCTGATGTCCGAGCACCTCTTGCCCGATCACAAGGAGCTGCAGGGTGATCCTCCGTACCCCGATGAGACGCCGATGCACGAGAATGCGGAGTCGCGAGGATTCGAGCGGCGCGAGAGCATGACACCGGGAGAGACGGAATGAGTGTGGTGACCGACTTCCTACGCAGTGGAGGCCAGCAGGCATTGGGGCTGGGTGATGCGGCCCTGACGATTGGCAAGAATGCCGCCATGCAGCCGGTGGCGGGCTTGCGCGGCATCGTCGAGATCTTGCGCGGTAAGGGCATGGATGCCGCGGCAGACGCTGTCGAGCGGCAGCAGGCTGTAGCTGGCGGCCCGCAGACGGCGCGTGGCGGGCAGTACCTGCAGGACTTCGGCAACGTCATCAAGCCGATCACTGAGCCGCTGAAAGCTGGGGTGGATGCGGTGGGTGCGATGGATCCAGCCTCTGGGGCTGTCTTAGCGGGCCTAGGCGGCGTCATTGACCCCGTCAAGGGTGCTGGGAGGGCGGCGAAGGTTGCGAGCAAGGCGGCAGGCGTAGCGGAGGCTGCAGCCCTACGCGCGGAGGGTCTGGCGAGCCGTCAGGCGATTGGGCTGAAGCCCGGGGAGCTCAAGGCTGCCGGGGTGGAGGATCCTGCGATGGTGCGCTCGATGCGCTCGAATTATGGCAAGGCAGGGGAAGTTCCGGCCGAGGCAGTGGCGGAGTCGGTGGCGAACCGTGCGCGGCTGAATGCGGAGCCTGCAACGACGCCCGGGGCGCAAGCGAGTGAGGCGGAGTGGGCGGCATGGGGCGACAAGCACGGTGTCGACATGACGCGATCGCCGGATGTCCCATTCTCCGATGTCAAGACGAAGGCGGAGTTCGCGCTCCCCGGTGGGCTGGAGGGAAAGTTCACCATTCCCGACTTGTTCCATATCAAGGCGAACAACTTCGACCCCAACACGATGTCGCATGAGCTTCACAATGACTTGATGCTCAAGTTCCTGCGGACGCACAAGGTCGACGCTCCCGATGCGGTGGACAAGTTCAATCGACTGCAGTTCGCGCAGCTCTCGCCCAATGCGCCGCTGACGCAGAACGAGTTCATGTCGCAACGCTACCGGCTGCAGACGCCGGAGCAGCTGCGCGCACTGGCGGAGCGGGTGGGCGAGCCCGATCTGGGTGCAGCGATGAACCGGGAATCTGGGGTGGGTGCAGCGCACACGGGCGGCATGGGCGTGCGTGGAACGGCCAATGCGGAGCACTTGGCGGAGCTGTCGCGTCAGTTGCGCGCGAAGCCGGAGATGTTCGACATTGCGCCCGGGGAGACGATGCAAGACCTGACGAAGCGGGTGATGAACCAGACGCCGGGACTGTCGACGAAGACGGGCTCACTGGCGACGCCGTGGCTTGATCTTGAGCGTGCCAACGTGAGCGCCGTCGACATTCATGGGGTGCGTAACAACTGGCGGCAGCTGCTCGATGATCCTGAAGTGGGTGACGCCTTCACTGACCGGATGCGTGGCCAGATGGCGAAGCGTGGCTGGGTGGGCAAGGAGGCGACGCGCGAGGAGATCCTTGCTGCAGCGGAGAAGAACCCGACAGCAGTCGAGAAGCTGGCCATCGGCGTGGTGGGTGGCTCGCAGGACGTCAACTATCGGCTGAAGAGCGGCAAGATCAATCCTGCGGTCGAGGCGTCAGTGATGCCTGACAAGCTGGAGCATGAGCCTGCGAAGTACCAGCAGTTCAATCCCTTCTACGAGAAGGTGATGGAACGTATGCAGCCGGCGGCGGATTCACCGCTTGAGCTGTTCCCTGAACAGTGGCGCAAGTGGGATCGCTACCGTGACCGGATCGAGCCGCACGAGTTCGCGCACCCTGACTTCCGCAAGCTGCCCAAGCAGTCATTCGCGGAGATGAATGCAGCCCTGCAGGCGCACAAGGATGCAGGCTACATGAAGGCGCCCAAGAAGGTGAAGGAGGCGGGCAAGTTCGATCGCATTATGAAGAACGATGTCCCGATCAAGAGTGATTGGCGCAACCTCTATTACGGGAAGATCGACCCTGAATTGCTTGCGACGATGGGTGCAGGTGCAGGTGGCCTTGCGCTTGCTGGCGCACTGCGTGGAGAAGACCGATGAAGCGCAAGTTCATCTACAGCCCAGAGCTGAAGGAGATGGTCGAGGTGTCGACCTCGTGGGAGCCTCCAGTTCGCGGCAACACTGATGCGTGCCTATGGAATGATCGCAGCTACGATGGACTGCGCGCAACGGATGGTGCGGACATCAGCTCCCGCAGCAAGCACCGTGAGTACATGAAGGCGAACAACCTGACGACGATGGACGACTTCACGGGCGTCTATGCGGAAGCGCAGAAGCGGCGGGAGCAGTACTACACCCGGGGCGGAACCGTCACTAACGACGACGTCGGACGCGCCATTGCACAACTTGAGAAGCAGAGGAGATAGCTATGGGCGGCGGCGGAAAGAGTGGTCAGGGGCAGGGTCAGGGGCAAGGCGGCAGTGTTGCGGGCATTGGCGGGCAGCAACGTCAGCCGTGGTCGCAGGGTGATGCTTGGGGCCAGCAGGCAACGGCGAATCAGAGCTATGGGCAGGCGCAGAAAGCGCAGGAGGACTATCAGTCCCAGCCGGCGCAAGCGAAGGGTGCGCCCCAGCAGCCGCAGATGCAGACGCAGTCAGGGTATGGGCAGTCAGCGCAGATGGGTGGTCAGCGCCCGTCAGGCACGCCCGCGCAGGCGAAGGGTCAGCCGCAGCAGCCGCAGTACGGGCAGCAGCAGCAGTCACCCATGCAGGCGAAGGGCAGTCCAGCGTCGCAGAATCGGCAGCAAGCGTATGGCGCCGCGTACCGTCCCTCGCAGGCATCGGATGGCTGGAACACGCAGGACAACTATGGGATGCCGCTGGGTGGCGGGAACGGCAGCAATGCAGGCAATCCTGCACCGCAGACCTCACCCGTGAGCACGCCCCCCAACTACTCCTCGCCACTGGCGAGCGCAGTAGCCTCGACGGCGGCGCCGATCGTGCCGACAGCGGCAAGCGGAGGCGGAGCTGCACCTGCGGCCGCGCCCGCAGCTGGAGCTGCAGGGGCAGATGGTGGTCGCCTCGACTATCTGGCGAACCTCTACAAGACGAATCCGATGGAGGCGTACCAGTTCGCCAATGCAGGGGAGAACCAGCAGTGGAACCAGCAGAACCAGAACGAGATCGCGCAGCGTCTCTTCGGTGGCCCGCTGGAGGCTGGGGAGAGCCCCAATGGGCTGCAGTCAGCGCAACGGCGGGCTAATGCAGATTGGCTTCAGCAAGGAACCTATGGCAACGAATCGAAAGCCCTGCGGGATGATCCTGCCTCGATGCAGCGCATCATGGGTGGATTCAGTGGGCCAGCCTATACGCCGCGGGCGGCGAAGACGATCGACCCTGCACGAGCTGCAGCGCAAGCGGCAAAGTTCGCCGCCATTCGCGCCGCAGGAAACTAGCACTCACCTGAAGGAAAAGGAAAATGGATCAACTGGAAAACACTGAGTCAACGGAGCTGCTGCCCACCGAGCCGGTGGAAACGCATGAAGCTGAAGCGCCCACCCTGCGGGAGACGATCACCGAGGCAATGGATGCTGGCGGCGATGAGGATCCCAGCCAGACGAAGGAGGGCCGGGAACGCGATGCAGCGGGCCGCTTTGCCGCGCAGCAGGCCGGGAAGGTGCCTGACACCACCCAAGCTCCTGCAGCGGCTCCTGCGCCCCGGGAAGGGGCTGCAATAGGGGTCGCCAGACCTCCGGCGAGCTGGCGGCCGGAGACGCGCGAGCACTGGCAGAAGCTGCCGCCTCAAGTTCAGCAGGAAGTGCTGAAGCGGGAGGCGGAGATCACCCGCGGCCTGCAGGAGACGACGGGTCAGCGGCAAGCGGTCGAGGCATTCAAGGAGCTGATGTCGCCCTTCATGCCGATCGCGATGGGCCGCTACGGGGGCGACGTCACCGGGATGATCCGGCAGCACGCGCAGACCGAGATGCAGCTCCTGAACGGCACGCAGGCGGATGTCGCCAAAGCCATCACGAGCGCCATTCAGGAGTACGGGGTCGGCCGCTTCGGGAAGGGCTTCATCGAGACGCTGGATGGCGCATTGGTGGGCATTGAGCCGCAGATCACGCCGCAAGAGGCGATTCAGCGCGCAGTGCAGCAGCAGATGGCGCCCATCCAGCAGGCGTGGCAGCAGGCGACGCAGAACAATCAAGCCCAGCAGTCACAGCACGCGCAGCAGGAGGTGACGCAGTTCGCGCAGAATGCCGAGTTCTACGATCAAGTGCGGAACCGCATGGCTGACATGATCGAGTCAGCAGCCAACCGGGGCCAGCAGATCACACTGGAGCAGGCATACGTCGAGGCTTGCTGGTCAGACCCCAATGTGCGTGGTAAGCTATTTGAGCGTCAGGGTCAAGCGCAAGCGCAGCAGAGAACGCAGGCAGCCCAGCGAGCACGATCCGCAGCTGTCAGCGTCAACGGTGCGCCCGTGCCGCGGCCCGCAATGTCGACGGAGGGAATGGATCGCAGATCCGCTGTCTCCGCCGCATTCGACGCCTTGAGTGACCGTGTATGACTCCCGCTCACGGGGAGTTCGGGGAGCCGAAAGCTCACTCCGAGCAATCGCGAGGTGAAGTCCAGCGGCGCAGAGTCGGATCATCCCACGGGAACCCGATGACACGTTGATGGCGAGGTAGTTCATCTTTCAATTGATCTGAGGAGCATCAAATGGCATTCCCGAATGTAAGCGACATCGTCGCAACCACGATTCAGTCGCGCACCCGCGAGATCGCGGACAACGTCACCAAGAACAACGCTCTCCTGAAGAAGCTGGAGATGCGTGGCAACCGGAAGCCCTTCTCCGGCGGCAATGTGATCTATCAAGAGCTCTCCTTCGCGCAGAACGCGAACGGTGGCTGGTACAGCGGCTACGACTTGCTGCCGGTGGCGGCGTCGGATGTCCTGACCGCGGCCGAGTTCGCGATCAAGCAGCTGGCTTGCCCCGTTGTGGCGTCTGGCCTCGAACTCCTGCAGAACGCAGGGCGCGAGCAGATGATCGACCTCGTGGAGGCCCGCGTAGGCGTGGCTGAAGCGACGATGGCGAACCTGCTTGCTGGCGGCGTCTACGCCAACGGCACGGGCTCTGGCGGCAAGGAGCTGACGGGTCTGGGTGCAGCTGTCCCGATCAATCCGGCGACGGGTGATTATGGCGGCATCACGCGCGACACTTGGGCTTTCTGGCGCTCCATCGTCAGCGCCCCCGGCACTGCGCTCACCGCAACCACGATTCAGGGTGCGATGAACAACGTCTGGGGTCAGCTGGTTCGCGGCAACGATCGCCCCGACTTGATCCCGATGGACTCCTTCATGTGGGGGCTGTACACCGCTTCGCTGCAGTCGCAGCAACGGTTCACCTCACCGGAAGTGGGTCAGCTGGGATTCCCGACGCTGAAGTACATGGACGCCGACGTCGTGCTCGACGGCGGTATCGGTGGCTTCTGCACGACCAAGACGATGTTCTTCCTGAATACGAAGTACATCTTCCTGCGTCCGCACGCCTCGCGCGACATGGTTCCGCTCTCGCCCAACAAGCGGTATGCGATCAACCAAGATGCCGAGGTGTCTATTCTGGGATGGGCGGGCAACCTCGCTTGTTCCGGCGCGCAGTTCCAAGGTCGGTTGATCTCCCTCTAACCGAGGGGTGGTCAGTGCTTTATCCGCTCCCCGGCTCATCAGCTGCGGGAGCGGTTTTTCATGGTAAGCGCATTTCGCAGGAACCAAAAAAGGAGAATCGCAATGTTGAACGCATCAGAGGTTGAGATGAAGCAGAATGCCGAGCCCACCGATTGGTCGAGGCATGACGCCGAGCTCGCAGGACGCAGTGATTGGAACGCGAACCGATTCGCTGAAGACGGGAAGCTGCACGTTCGCTTCTTCCTGCTCCCCGTGATCGACCAAGATGCGAGCGACAAAGCGCAACGCCCGATCTACATCGACACCGAATACGTCGAGATAATGATCCCGGGCGACAAGCACAACAAGGTGGTCGAGCCCGTCGACCATGTCAACAAGCGCAGGTTCGCCTCGCGCTACGATCAGTTCAAGCAGGGCATGGCGGAGCAGATCATCGGCACGCCGCTCAAGCTGTCGAAGTTGGTGACCGACTCGCAGATCAAGGAACTGGAGTTCTTCCATGTCCGCACTGTCGAGCAGCTCGCCGGCATGAACGACGGCATCTGCAGCAAGATGATGGGCGCTGGCGGGCTGAAGCAGGCGGCGCAGAAGTACCTCGACAAAGCCAACAGCGTCGCGACGTTGCGGGATGAGATCGAGGCGAAGTTCATGGCGAAGGAAAAGCAAATGCAGGAGGAGCTGGCATCCCTGCGCGAGCAAGTCCTTCGCAACTCGATCCCCAACAAGGACGCGGCGAAAGCTGCAGTGCGGTAGGCGCGTCCACCGGGACGTTGCCAGTTTTCATTCAGGAGAAACATCATGGCTGCAACTGGAATGGGTGCTGCACAGCCCGACAACGTCCCGGTCATCTTCGACCCGCATCAAGGCGCAGTGGGCGCAACGCAGGGCAGTGGCACGGGCGCCCTCTCGACCGGCATTGGCTACGGTGTCAACAGCCCGATCATCGGACTGACGGCGCCCAAGTCGATCGCGGATGCGGGGTTCCCCGACAACGTCCAGATCCCGCTGCATCGGATTGGCTTGGCGCAGACCGAGTACATCGGCGCCTTCGGTAATGGCGGATCCCGCGACAACGGTGCAGGGCTTTTCTTCGCGCTCAAGATGGTGACTGCGGCAGGCGCCGTTGCCAACGGAGCTGCCATCGAGACGGGCTGGATCAACCGCACCGGGATTTCGATGGTCACGGGTCAGTCGGCTCACGGCAGTGGCACCGCTGGAGTGGCGGCCGGCTGATCGCAACGGGGAACCTCATCATGGCAACGACCTATCAGATTGGGTTGCTGGAGACGCTGGCTGATTCGGTCAACGCGATCTGCGGCATGGTGGGGCATCCCAAGTCGAATGACCCTGCAGGGAGCGATGATCCTGCAGTGCAGCAGATGACGGTGGCGCTGAATCTCGCCAACCAGCAGCTCATGCCGATGCAGCAATGGCAAGCGTTGCTGAAGGAGATGGAGATCGAGATCCAGCTCCCTGACGGCGTCACCGGAACGAAGGAGTGGGAGTTCGATCTCCCGCCCGACTTCTTCGGCTGGGTGGATCAGACGCAGTGGAACCAGACGACGATGTTGCCCGCAATGGGGCCGATCTCGCCGCAGGCGTGGATGACCTACGTCGTCCGCACCACGTTCCCGCAGCTCTCGATCTACTGGCAGGTGCGGGGGAAGAAGCTGTGGACGCTCAATCCCCCGGTCTTCGGCAAGCCGTACCGCTTCCGCGCGATGTACATCTCGCAGGGGGTGGTGCTCGATGAAGCGTCGACCGATGATGCGCCCATCCTGAAGTCGGAGGCGCGGAAGAATGGCGACTCGTGGGTGCTGGATGGGACGCTTGTCACCTTGCTGGGCAGGGCGAAGTATCTCGCCTTCAAGGGATTCGCGACAGATGCAGCCATCTCCGATTTCCAGACTGCATTCGAGACGCGCGTGGCGAAGCCGGAAGGTGGCCCTGTGCTGAACATGAGCCGATCCTTCGGCTACCCGTACCTTGGGTACGGCAATATGCCTGACACGGGCTTTGGTAGCGCACCGTGAGCAAGGCAACGCGGCGTGACTACGCGCCCATTCAGGCAACGGCGCAGGCATTCAATCTCAAGCCTCCGATTCGAGGTCTGAACTTCGCGAACACGCTCGTCTCGATGGATCAGTCAGACGCGCTCGTGATGAACAACGCGATCGCGCGCAACTACGGGGCGGAGCTGCGGAAGGGCCACATTCAGTGGTCGAAGGGGCCGGTTCCCGGGGTCAGCGTCAACACGATCATGCAGTATTCGCCGGCCCGCGGAGATGCCCTTTCGCCGGGAGAGGGTGGGCCGCTGGGATCGGGTGCGAAGCTGTTCGCGTGCTCGACCGACATGAAGATCTACGATGTCACGGTGCGCGGCGCAGACCCCGTGGTGTCGCAGGAGGTGCTGGGTCAGACCATCCCCGGGGAGTGGAGCTACACGCTGTTCGCCAACATCGAGAAGACGTTCCTGCTGGCAGTCTCTGATGGCGGAGGCTACTGGACATATGAGACGACGGGTGGCTGGGTCGAGATCCCCACCGGGACAGCTGCACTGCAGATCGAATTCCCTGCAGGAGACAGCACGACGACGAAGGACTTCGAGTTCATCTTCGCGTATCACGGGCGCCTCTTTTTCGTCAAGAAAAACTCGAGCGCGATCTACTACATGATCGACTCCGGCGCGATCGCCGGGAAG